GACAATATTCATTATACTCATCTAAAGAAGCACATTTTTCAGGTTCATCTGGCAGATAAATGTCTTTATCAGAATCTTTTAAAGCTGCTTTTAAAGAAGTAGAGGCTTTTTTCAACATTTCTCTCTGAGTAGTTTTATGATAACGGGCTTCTGTATGAGTTGAGTCAACAATAATAGAATTGCTTTTTAAAACACCTTGGTTTATGGCAAGTTCTACACTTTTATTTATGAGCAGATCAAGTATATTTTCATCTTTTAAACGCTGCTTTCTGAATTTTGTTAAAAGACTGGGATGGATAACCTCTTCTTCTGGCGTTAATTCCAGAAAATATTTAAAAGACATATCATATCGTGATCTTTCAACAACACCATTATCAGAAAGGTTATAAAGATATTTCAAAAGCAGATATTTAAATAGCAATATAGGGTTTTTTGCATTACGTCCATTATCAAGGCAATATTTATTTTTTAATTCATCATATATAAAAGAAAAATCGACCAATTCCCTGATTTTTCTTAGAATATGATCTTTTGGAACAATCATGTCATATAAATCTGAATAATAACTAAGGCTAAGTTTAAGTTGGGATGATAACATTTCAACCTCCGACAATTATGATACCTTAATTATATCAGATATATGATTTTACGACCACTTTTTCAGTGGCGTCCTTTAGGCTGTGGGATGAATTACAAAATTCGTGTAACGTCAGTGGTGGGCGGAGAAACGGTATCCCCCACTGACATGAAGTTAATCTCTGCCGGAAGAAATACCGGCATTCAGCCTCTGCATAAAGGATACCGGCTGTGGATTAAAACAACTATCGCAAAAGTATTAGATATACCAACAGATACGCTTTTATGTGTAGGAGGGGAATAAGATGATGACGGACAAGGAATGTAGATTAATGAAAATTGCGATGGATGCGAGCGAGGTATCCATTGCAGCACTGCAAATGGCACAAGCAAACGGCTACCTTAAAACGAGAGAAGCAAAAAGCCGGCTTTTAGATGCGATCGTTTCTTTGAATTTTGCGATAAATACAAGTGTATTTGATGAAAAAGATATCGCTTATATGGCTGCAAAATATAGGAAAATGGAGGAAATGACTGACAGCGGATTAAAACAAAACAAAAAACGAAAGGATATCATGTAATATTCCGGGATTATATTGAGCTTCGCACGGACGGATAGAATTTCTGGTCTAGGAAGAAAAAGGAATATATCATGAATGAAAGAGAATATCCAGACGATGTATGGCATTTGATCTGCGATAACTTTATTGATGCCAAATACCAGATGATGTGCCTGCAGTGGTGTGCCAGAGGGTTAACGATAAACGACGCAATTAAGAAAGTAAAGGTGGATATCGAAGTATCCGAAAACTGTATAGGAAGTAGAAAATATTAATGATAAAAGGAGATAAAAATGCAGGAAAAAGAATTAGCAATAAAAAGAGAAACTATTATAAAAAAATAAAAGAAATCTATTAATAGAACACAAAAAGGAGTTAAGAAATGAAAATTATAACAACTTTGGAAAAAGAAACTACATTTACAGAAATCAAAAAAGCTCTTTCAAACGGAACAGCAAGAGAACTTTTTGGTGGAGTTGGAAGCATCTCTGTCGAAGTAGAAGAAATAGGAACAGTTATCTTTGACATCATCGGATACGACAGCGAGAAGCTTGTAGACAAAGATAGCAAGCACAGCATGACGCTATGGATGCGCGATTTGCTCTTTGATGAAATGGCATTTGACGAAGAGGACAGCAATAGATGGGAAAACTCAAGCCTTCGCAAGCATATCAACAGCGATGCATTCGTTGAGCGCTTTGAGCCAGGATTTAGAGAATTACTTAGCCCGGTTTACAAAAGAAACGGCAATAGAGCAGATACAGAAGATATCTTCTTCTTGCTGTCAAAAGAAGAACTGGAAGACGGCTATTATGAATTTGTTAAAACCGAGCGTGATTGCGTGAAAGCGAACAAAAAAGGAGAAACAGACTGGCACTGGACGCGTAGCGCGAATCTTGGCCCCGCTGGTAACACTTGGTATGTGGGTGCTAGTGGCACCGTTGGCCACTACGATGCGATCTGGGCGTATCGCTTCTCCCTGGCTTGTGTAATCTCAGCGTAGCACAATCTTACAATCGTGCCCCGCTGCGCAGGGGCACAGAAACTGGTTGTTCTTATCTGGAAACTGCATATCGTATCATAAAAAAATAATAGTAGATATCTTGAGATCATTTGAAAATACCTCTATGCAAAAGCATAGGGGTATTTTTTATTATGTTCCACAGTCTGACATTCTATTTTTGAGATAATTTATTGACGAAAAGGAGGGAAAATATTTCATGTCAATATCTCGAATCAATCAAGGAAGAAGGGATTATATAAGAAAAAGGAAAGTTTAACAGAAAATCTTTTCATAAAATCCGACCGACCGGTAAGAAATTAGAAATACTTATATAAAAAAATCGAACCAGCCAAATTTCTGACATACTATATATGAAAGGTAAAAGGATTTTATAAAAAGCAAGGATTCTCCTGCCTCTTAGGCAGTGAGATGAATTGAGTAATTAACTAACGGCAGTAGCGGGCGGAGGAAACGGTATCCCCTACTGACAAGAGGTTAAGTCATGTCGCCATAAATACGACATGTCAGTCGTTATTTTTATAGCGACTGTGGATTAAAACAAATCGTGGAAGTTACTATCACAGAAGAAAAGGAGAAATAAGAATGAATATAGAAAATATATCAAAAGAAAAAGGTGAAGTTCTTGTAAGGTTAAGTAAGGATGATCTTGTAGGCATATGTAATGCTTTATATAGACAGACTGAAGAGCAAAAGAATAAAGAAAATATTATGCAGCTATACAGCGATATGATGATGGCGCGAGATCTTTGTCAATATGGACATATTGATGACTTTTGTTTGCAAAATATCGTCAAATGCCGCAGCGGTATAAAAGGAGTTTTATCTGCTACTGATATTCAATCTTTCAATGCGTATCTTGAGGACAATAATATTCCGGACGCATTTAAAAATTCCGACTGGGTTCGGATTTATAAGCGCATTGTCGGGGATTTTAGATGCAGTGATACACTGGCAGAATGGATGAAAGAATAATGTTTTTGTTCAAAAAAGTCTATACAAAAGCGTAGGGAAATTTTTGTTTAACAAATAAATGTAAAAAAGACTCAGAAATTATCAGTAAGGTGGAGAAAAAATGACAAGAGGATATTTTGTAGAAGAAAAAGGAAAAAAGATTTACGGTGCAAAGATCAAGTCAGATGCGTATTTATCCGGTATTGGACGTTGTATCATCGAAGCTTTTGCCAAAGGTGAAGAAAAAGCGTACATGAAAAAACTGCGACAGGAAATGGATGAGAAACAAAGAGAAGATTTAGATCAATATATTTGTCCGGAATGGTATCGTATTACGAAGAAATCAGAAAAAGATGCACATGTACAGGAATATGGATATGTATTAAAAGGGAATCTTCTTAAGGTATATAACTATGGCAAATTATTTATCACGATAACCAGAGAGACTGCTACAGAGTGGGTATATTTATGTGATAATGAACATTTGATCAATGATTCATTGTTATATTCTGATAAAAAGCTCAGACATGAGTATTCAAAGGAGTTTTCAGTATATCGTTACCTGCAAAAACAGTTAGATGCTGGAATAAAAGCGGTGGATATTGTTTTTCCTGTAAAAAGGTACAGTTATATGGATTTAAGTGACAATCATACGATGGATGTATGGCATCGTTCGGATGCTCCAGCTTACCTTAAGTTTTTGAAATTTAAAGATATTGCGAATGAGATTAAATTTATTGCTTCACTGGAATTTGGGAAGTGGAGAGTTGCGATTCAGTTGCCTTATATTCGTATCCCCTTATCTGTCCAGCCAGCAAGAACTGAAACGGGAGTGATGAAAAATCTGCGAGAATATATCAAAAATAATGAAAATGCATTACGGGATTTTCTCTTAGTAAGTAACAAATATGATGAAGTGAAAAAACAGATGATCTCAGATTCTGGGATAACCAGTATAACAGATGTTGAAGTAAATAACATGAAATCTTTTGGCGATTATATAAGACAGTTTGAAAACTATGTAAAAGACAAAAACTGGCTGTTTCAATCCTCATATTTTTCTGTTAATAAAGCTATTAATAACTTAAGGGAAGAATACGATAGATTGAGCACGAAAATTGATAGTAAAGCGATGTAAGAGAAAACAGGATAATCTGAAAGGCAGGTAAGAAATATGTTAAATAAAGAAAATGAAGGAGAATATCATGGATAAAGCGCAGATAAAGATTTATGGTTTATTGGAAAACTACTTGGAATACTGTAAAACAAATGGATTCACAGATTTCGAAATCTGGTGCGAGGATAATATTGATTCGGCAAATGAAAAAGGGTTAGTACGGGATATTTATCGTGAAGTAAATCATATTGCTGATAAATTATTCGATTAACCAATAGGCTGGAAATCCAATAATCATTAAAATGTTATTAGTTGTAAAAATGTAGGAGCCATGAAAGGACAAGAAATATGCAGGAAAAATTAAAAAAAATATACGCAATACCAAGTTTGGATTACATTGAGAGTCTATCAATTTAGGCAGAGTACCACGTCCATAGGAGCTACGGCACCGCATGGGCGTGGAGGCTTCATACAATGAAATCGTTCCAATGCTAACAGAACTCAATACAAAGAATGATGTGATTAAATTTGCAAAGAAACACCATGTGACAATGGGAATCAATTATGATATTGCTGATTGCTTCGATGAAAATGAGTCAATTGAAGTTATTCGATGTGAAAATTGGGGAGATTTGGATTACATTTATGTTTATAAAGATGAACGTAAGCCAATATTCGATGTATGGTGTGATTTTCTAAAATTTGATTTTATCACGGATACACATATGGAAGATCTCCGCAAAGAATATGATGCAGGTATTCAATTGATATGGTGTAAAACACCAGAAGATAAATTGCCGGAATTAGTTAATATTTTAAAATGTGTCGGGATTACAATGCGAGGATATCGTACCAAAGAATACATGGATAAATTGGTCGGCAATGTATTTCGAAGCAATTCATTACAAGAAATAGCATGAATTGTCATTAGAAAACATCATACGCTGTCTCTTAGAGGCGGCGTATGGTGCAATATGGAAAAACAGAAGATATTATATTGAGAAAAGGAGAACACATGAATTTACTATCATTTTTTAAAGAAAAATTCAATAATAAGAATTTAAAAGATGAGATTGCGGAGATGTTAAAGGTAACACCAGAGGCGTTGGATGCCTTTGAAAAAGCTTATCAGGAAGCATCGGACGACGAGCAAGAGAACTCGGATAATCTTTTTGATGTGAATTCCAGACAGGCAGTAACTGCCTTACTGGAAAATACAACAGAAATAGACGAAAAAGTAGAGATTCTGGTTTCTCGTATTGTTAATGAACTTCTTTATCAGACAAAGAGAAAATGTTTACCTTCTAACAATGCAGAAACTGTAACGCTAGAAGATATTCATTCGGTACCGGAAGATGTGCGCCCACAGTTGACGGGACATTTAATGAAAACAGACCTGAAACAACCGAGTTATTTTGCCCTGCTTGACATGTTAAAGCGATATCAAAGAACCGGTGATATGACAGCATATCATATGTTCCGGCAAGGATTAGACATCTTAGATCTCGATCCAATTACATATGAGATAATAGGAATGAATCGAAACTCTATTGGATATTGGTTTCCAGCATTGAAGGCTGCTACTGAAAACCAGGATTTCTTCCAAGTGCCGGATACGAAAATTGTGAAAGTGCCGCTTCCCTTACTGCAGCTTACACGATGTGATTACATGAGTCTTACACCGACAACCATTGACATTGTAAATCGTTGGGCGTATGAAGCGTTTGAGTTGGATGAAAATAAAACCTATTTCATTAAAACTGGAACATATTCCAGCAAATATGATTTTAGAAACGCAAAAGTAACGACACCTAAAGAGGTCCGAGAGCTGGGTTCTTATTTGCTTTTTATTCACTTCCAAGCTTTAATGATGGCTTCTACATTGGCATCTACATGCTTTTACGGTGTATCGACTACAAATGAATGGTGCATCCGAGAATACATTGAGGATAAAGAGAATAATCCATGTATTTATCATGGTATGCCGCTTCATACAGAGTATCGTGTATTCATTGATTGTGATACGGATGAGGTTTTAGGGATTTCTCCATATTGGCGGTCGGATATCATGAAGCAGAGATTTAGTCAGGGATCTGATGCCGATACTGCAGATATGAAACATGATTATATCATTTATCAAATGCATGAAGAAATCTTAATGTCTCGTTACAACGAAAATAAAGAAATCGTGGTGAACAAGGTTAAAAAGATACTTCCAGATATTAATCTTACGGGACAATGGTCTCTTGATATCATGCAGAATGGAAATGATTTCTGGCTTATCGATATGGCTACCGCTGATCGTTCTGCACTCAACGATTGTGTGCCGAAAGGAAAGCTTAAAGCGGCTTCGGAAAACTGGATACCAAATCTGCAGGAATAATTTGAGAATAAAATAATGGAAAAGCGAGGATATAGATATGTTACGAGAAATTAACCAAAGAATGTATTGTGTTACTTATTATTCAGGATGTAAAAGGTTTGTTGAGTGTACTGATGAAAATGAATTAGCTGTTTACATTGCACAGAATGAATGTAAGGGATATTCAGTCACATCTGTTGTAGAAATTCGCCCTGACGGGAGCCGTCCCAGAGTAGCAATTAAATCTAATACTGTTTATAAAAAGATGGTAAAAGAATTATTAGATATTGCATGAAAGAAAATGATACATTTGCAGAAAGTCGTCAGTATGACGGCTTTTTTGTTTTGCTCCGAATATTTCATACTAAACATACGAGATGATTTATTGATGGAAAGGAGGATAGAATATAGTGGTCGTCTCATAACTGGTTGTAGAAAATATTTAAATTATAGGAGGATTTAAAATGAAAAAAATATTATGGTTTTCCAGACATAAAATGACACCGGAGCAGAAACTTGCGCTTGGGGATGTTGAGATTATGCAAATTAATAAAACAATCAATTCTGCATATGAACTGAAAGATGAGATTGATGAATGCGATATTATTGCAATCGTAGCCCCAATCAATCTGCAGCAACAGTTTCTGAAACTGGCTGAAGGTAAGCCTGTTATCATGGCGGTAAACGATAGAGTTTTAATTGATCAGGAAAATGGCTCAGAATCAAAAGTAGAATTTCGCTTCATTAAGTGGGAGCGGCTTTTAAAAATTGAGGTGCAAAAAGAAGATTTTGCCCCGGTCAAGAAAACCATGCAGTGAGCAAAATGAGAAAACAAAAATTTATCCATGTGAGCTTTGATCCTGTTTCAGACTTCGAGCCAAGAATTCCTTCAAACAGAGCAAAAGATGAAGATGCAATCAAGAAACGCATCTGTTGCATTCTGTCAAAAGGAAGTTTGCAGGATGATGTGATACATACATTAAATGCATCTCCATGTGCAGGAGAGGTACTGCAAAGAATAGTTAGTCATGGGTTTGATTCTGTTTTGCATGTGTATGAATTCCAAAGTACAAAGTATATGTTTCCATGGGAAGTACAAGAATATGTTCCCGATGCGATATATTCTGGAGAATGCTGGCTGCTAGAAAAACCCAAGTCGTTTATCCATAAATGTTATAATGTTTCTAGTTTTAAAACGGAAAGTGTTAAGGATTTTTATGAAAATAAATGGGAAGCTGTTGTGAATATTCAGTTGGAAAAGATGAAGAAAAATGAAACAAATTGGGAAAGGTATTGTCATATTTATGGATTTGGATATAAGTTTCTTCGGGTAGTACATGATATGAATATTTCTTTTAAGACCTTCGCTTTATCTCTTGATTTGTAACATCTTTGGACTGATGCGATGGGAAGCCTCGTCTATAACGCTTGCGTTTGGGCGGGGAGGGTTCACCAAAGTGAAATCATAAGGAATTAAGGTGAAAAAAATAAGATTGTATATTGAAAAAGGAACGTAAAGTCTCTACACTCTTCTGGATGAAGCCTTCACTTCATGCAGTACACAGTTGCCATGGACGTAGTGCTCTGCCTAATCTGATAGACAACTATATTATTTAAAAGACTGTCAATGAACAGTCTTTTTTATTTTTTGCCAACTCTTTCATACTTTATATGTAACGATTTTAAAGATGATGGGAGTAAAAAGAAAGGAGTAATCATATCCCAGTTAGAAACCAATAATAAACAATTTACTAAAAAGGAAAAACAAAATGGTAAACAAGAAAAAAGATACTCATACAGCAATCTACGAGTCTGATGGAGCTACAACAACTTATGGTCATACTTGGAATAATAAAACAGTGACAAAAGAACCAACAACAACTGATGAAGGAGAAAAAACTTTTACTTGCACAAACTGTGGAAAGACATGTATTCTTAATAGGGCAATTCTAAGAATTGTTATCAACTACACAGGAACATCCTTTTTTACAAACAATTCTGATGGCTATTTCCAAGAGCATGAATCATTAGAAAAAGCCAGAGATTTTTTGATCGAGCAGTATGGAACAGATGCTGCGATTGAGGTTGAAACAAGTGTACGATTCAGCTATTGAACAAAAAGATAACTATTTTGTAAAAATTATGAAGCAATACGGCAGATAATATCACAGGAGAAAAATTATGGAAAATAAGTTTTTATCTAAAAAAATGATGAAATCTGCCTTGATTGTGGAAATACGCAATAGAGTAATAACAGAAAATTGCTAGAAAGGAAAATATAATGAATAACAAATTTACTTATACATTTCTTGGAAATCAATATGTGCTGGAGATATATAAAACATCTTATATCAATAATGGAAACTTGGCTATTTCAGCAGTGATTTCCGAAACACAGGAAAGTTTTGATATTTTGACGGTTAATGTTGATGATTTACCATATGGAATGGCTTGTCTGGATACCAATAACCTGCCAGGAATTTATGAAGCTTTAATGGAAGCTGGTTTGATATACGAGACCGGTTTTACTATGAAAAGCGGATTTAATACATATCCTGTAGCATTATTCAATGTAGATGAATTACCTGAATTAGAAGTACAGAATTAATATAGGGTTAAAGCATAGTATAGAAAGGATATCAAAACAATGTCGTTTGAAGAACGCTTAAAATCATTAATGAAAGAAAAAAGAATTACTCAAAATAAATTGGCTGAAAAAATCAGTGTATCTGAAGCATCAGTTCATCACTATTGTTGTGGAGAAAATGCACCTCGCATGGAGATCTTGATTGAACTGGCAAAATTTTTTGATGTCACAACCGATTATCTTTTGGGACTTTCTGATATTAAGAAATACCAGAAAGATGCACAGGTTCGATATGAAGGATTTGACGAATCGGATTATATCTATTGTCCTATCTGCGGTGAAATTGTGGGATGTAATGATGAATCTGCAGAGGATAGACCAAACTACTGCCCAGAATGTGGAACAAAATTACTGTATTAAGAAAATACCATGCAACAAAAGAAATAAAATTACGGATTGTAAAACAAAAGAAGACCAACAGATGCTTGATCAGAATAAACATTACCTCGACTGGCCGCTTCAGCTTTATGCTCTGCAGGAAGCAGAGTTTCAGTTAAGAAGCTGTTTAGAAGAGAAAGAACAGGTGCTGGTAACTGAAGATGTTATCTGTTAGTTAACGGAAGAAATGTTTTGGTGACTAATATACCAAAAAGGATTTTTTATAAATAGATGCAACACACAAGTTATAAAGAAGAAAAGGAGATAGAGAATGTTTGAGTTGTTCAACGGTGTTTCAGATGGTGAATTGAAAGGCATATACAAAGATATTTTAAAAAGCGAAAAAGATGGATTACGTCCCAAATCTTTAGATTCTTATGCAAAAAAGTTACAAAAAATCTGCAAATTTGAAGTGTTTTCGCAATCAATCGATTTTACGAAGGAGTTATTTTATAAAGAAATCGCAAAGAGGTATTTCGCAGAATAATGAAGTCTTCACGTCTATATATTATGCTTTTAGACTTATACCCTATACATAAAAATGAGTTTTTTTCTACGGAAATGAATCAAAAATAATAAAAAATTTATCATTTTGTAAAAAAAATTACGCATTTTGTACATCAGTTCGATTAAATTATATAGACAATAAAGAGTAAATGAAATATAATTTGCTTATATAAAGTTATACATTTTGAGGTGGTTAAAAAATGAGAACAATAAAAACGAATAGAAAATATAAACATTTTAAGGGGAAATATTACCAGGTATTATACATTGCAAAACATTCAGAGACAGGAGAAAAATATGTAGTTTATCAGGCATTATATGATGATTACAGTATTTACATTAGACCGTATAATATGTTTGTATCCGAAGTGAATCATGAGAAATATCCTGAAGTAAAACAAAAATATCGTTTTGAATTAGTTGAAGAATAATTATAAAGAGCAGCGAATAAGCTGCTCTTTTATATGTAAGAAATAATAGTAATTGTGTCGGCGCAAAATATTATTGACCTGTAGCAATAGAAGTATATGCATCCTGAATTTCTTTTGATTGCGTAGCATAAACACCTTGAAGTTTTTTAGCCCATTCTTCGTATTTTGAGTAGTCATCTCCGTTTTTATTCATAAGATCTGCCATTTCTCCAACACCAATATTACAAATCTCAGCCAACTTTTCAACTTTTGAGTTACAAATTCCGGCGAGAGCATTTACATCTCTGGATTTTTCTGAAGCTTCTTTACTGAGAGCTATGTCTTTTATTCTGCCGGTTAACGGCTATGTTCTAGTGGCTCTATGATGCATATTTGTCAATAATACATGAACATATATTCAGATAAATGGATTGATTTAGAAAGTAAAAAGGGAAACTCCTATTACAGAACTTCCCTTTGAGTTTAATGAAAAATTGAAGATTGTGATTTTTCATCTTCGTACCCGCAATCTTTACAAAATCTTATCATATGTTTATATCTACCAATACAAGCATTATACTCTCCAAAATGATGGAATTTCATTGGCAAATCAGAATCACATTTATCCGAAGATGTATGAACGTGTGTACGTTCATTATAATTTAATTCTATTTCATTAGAAACATATGCAGATACAGATACATTATTCTTATTTACCAGATCCCATTTATATTTTGAACCTTTTACTTTAACAGCATATCCCTCTTCAAATACTTTTCCACAATGTGGACAAACAAATTTATAACGTCCAGGCTTTACTTTGATATCTGATAATTTGTACTTATTATCTTGCGTAGTGATCCATGAAAAATCAGAATGTGAACATTTTTCTTGTTCAATAAAAGATCCTACTTTATCAGTGATAGGTGAATAATCAAAAATAGGTGCAGCTGCAGTCAGTGAGAATGCTGTATAGAAAATAAATATAAAACATGATGCTACAGCTATTGGAGTACAATCTATCTTACAATGAAGTATGTATTTCAAAAAAAATGTAATACTCAAACATACAAATATAATAGCAACTGCATTTAATGAAGCTCGGCTAAATCCCTCTGCAACAAAATCAGAATATGAATAATTAGGTTCTGTACCAACAAGATTTACATTATGTTTTTCAAAAAGATTGTTGGTTGCGATGATTGTAAAAATACCTGTCATTACAATAAAAAATAATAACCATCCAGATATTTTACAAATAGACATGAAAGTGTCTTGCTTTCTTACAGGTGCATTCTTTTTTCTTCTTCCCATAATTAATCCTCCTAAGTGGTGTGACTGTATCTACATGATGCATTGTAGCGCAAGCTATGCTGTTTTCTTACTTAATTTTAATCCACGCATCCGCGAGGGATGCGATATAGAAAAAGGGTACTGCATGTCTGCGATTTTAATCCATACACTCACGAGGAATGCGATAAACAATAATGGTGTAGTGGATCTTTTTATAAGGGAAAATCCTGCTACACTTCGATAAGATTTTCGGTAAAGTGTAGCAACTCCACGCATCCGAGGAGAATACGACATAGGTACTTTATTTACAGGCGCACAGTTTGCGCTGTTTTAATCCACGCATCCTCAAAGGACGAGAATATCTCCAAGAAAGGATAAGGTGATAACATATTTTAATCCACGTACCCATGTAGGATACGACTATATCCCCTCTGTTCATGACCGAATTGTGGGCTATTTTAATCCACGCATCCGCGAGGGATGCGACCATGGTTTATAGTGCAAATACCTTCGGATTTCACTATTTTAATCCACGCACCCATGAAGGATGCGATAGTAGCCGATAATCATCCGGCGGTAGTGATTCAATTTTAATCCGCGTACCTCATAAGAGATACGATCCAGAAAATCTTACTGTTTCCCATGCATCATCATTTTGATCTACACACCCCGAGGGTGCGACTGAAAAGTAATTCAGATAACAGATATTTTTTCATCATTTTAATCCACGCATCCACGAAGGATGCGACTAGATATTTCTGATGGATCGTCTCACCATTTTTAATCCACGCATCCATGTAGGATGCGACAGCGAAATCGCATAAAATTGATAGCGATTTTACTGTTTTATTTAGAAAGTTTATACAAAAATTAGGCATTGTCATCTTTCGCATTTCTATTTTTTAGAAAAACAAGAACAATATTTTTATTTTTGTAGTGCGAATCTCCCGGGATTTTTACGTTGCTTCCGATTCGCACCAACTTTCTCATATATAGTATGTCAGAATTTCAGATTGACTGATTTTTCTGTATAAGTTTTTTATAACATAACTATATTGCGGTGTTATTAGGAAACCGCTACACTTCGGTAAAATTTTCGGTAAAGTGTAGCAGCTTCACATATCTATGAGGGATGCGACTTTTAACCTTTCTACCTGTAATATTTCACCTGCTGGTTTTAATCCATATACCTCGAAGGGATGACTAAAAGCGTTCCAAATTGTGGTTGACAATCAATCTTTTAATCCACGGACCTTCAAGGACAAAATGTTGTCTGCCCGCATTTTTCAGTACTTCTTTTTAATCCACGCATCCGCGAGGGATGCGACGCATTAACATCCAGCATTCTTACTTGATCAGTAAATTTTAATCCACGCATCCACGAGGGATGCGACTATTTCATTTTTAACTCTTTCTCTTTCTTCTTTTATTTTAATCCACGCATCCACGAGGGATGCGACAGCGAAATCGTATAAAATTGGTAACAATTTCTCTGTTTTATTTAGAAAGTTTGTACAAATTTTTGATATTTTAATCCTTCACATTTCTATTTTTTAGAAAAGCAAGAACAATATTTCTATTTTTGTAGTGCGAATCTCCCGGGATTCTTACGTTGCTTCCGATTCGCACCAACTTTCTCATATATAGTATGTCAGAATTTGAGATTGGTTGATTTTTCTGTGGAAGTTTTTTAACAGGAAATCTTTTTTATAGAAAAATATTTGTGCAGAAAAATATGATATGCCGATATTCTGACATACTATATATGAATGGAAAATAAAAAATTGGAGATAGAAATGATCGGGAAAACAAATCAAAGGGAAAAATAAAGAAATCATAAATGCTTTGCGGTCAGGAACGATAAACTATGAGCAGTATCAACAAGAATTCCTCTACCCCTTTAGGCTGTGGAATGAATTGTAAAATTCGTGTAACGTCAGTGATGGGCGGAGAAACGGTATCCCCCACTGACAGGAAGCTAAGCCCTGCCGGAAGAAATACCGGCATTCAGTCTCCGCATAAAGGATGCCGGCTGTGGATTAAAACAAAGATTTGCCGCAGGACTTATTGCCAACGGTGGGTGAATTTCTGGAAACAGAATCTGGAGAGCTTGAGGAAGAAATCCTATATTTTGAAGACAGAATGGAGAGTGAGAAAATGGATAAGGGCGCGAATAAAGAAAAGAAGTATCCTAGCTTAAAAGAAAGAATAGAGGAATATTATGGAAAGCCTTTTGAGGAGGTTTGTGCCGAAAGAGATTGTTTTGGAGAAGAAATAAAAGAAATTGATTTTGGAGGACCGGTAGGGGAAGAGTATTGGTAATTCATTGTGAAATCAAATATGTGTATTTTCCTACAAGAAAAAATAAAAGGAGAAAGAGTATGTGTACATTTTATTCGAAAAAATGCGGCATCGGTTGCGTCTTATCAACCAAGGAGTTCAACATTCCGTTGTCTGTGGCTGAATGCTTTCTAAAAATTTTTTCCACAGAAAAACGGGTCGTATTAATTAATATATCATACTTTCTATAGAAGAAA